AGCACATAATAGGAGTCACTGGTGTTGCACTTCTAGGAACGAATCTTTTGAGAGAGCACAAAGAATATCTTGACACATTTGATAAGATTATTGTCGCTCTTGATCCTGATGCTCTTAACAAAACAATAGAGTACACCAAAGAGTTAAAGAGCTATTGTAATCCGTCTGAGGTGGTGGCTATGCACATAGAGGACGACATGAAGTACAAACGAGAGGCAGACATGCTAAAATTAAGGGAGCTAGTAAATGGTTGATGATAAGATAAATCCAGTAACAGGCAAGAAGTTTTATTACAAAGATAGTCCTGATGCTGTACAAAAAAGAAATGACGCACAGATGTATGTTGATGGTAAATACGTACCCAAAACACATCCTTTATATAAACCTGGAAGATATAAAACATTTAGTGATGCAGCTTTCTCGTCCTTAAAGAATTATTTTTCCTCGACAAAAGGAGAAGTTTATGTTATAACGAATCCATCGTGGAAGAACTGGTACAAGATAGGTAAAGCTGTGGATGCAAAAGATAGATGTAAAAGCTACCAAACCAGTAGTCCACACAGAGATTATAAATTAATAACGAGTATGTCATTTAAACACAGAGGATTGGCAGAACGATGTGCTCACTCTCTGGCAGAATCTATGAGTAAGAAAAGAAAGAACGAGTGGTTTTACATAGAGAACTTGAAGAAGAGTGACTTTGATAAATTTTTAGGGATCGTAAGATATATGGCAGAAGAGAGGAAGAATGATAGAATTAGCACTAATTAGAAGTCTTATGCAGAAAGACTTTTATGACGATCACAAAGGCAGCAAGTGTCCTGATAAACTTTTTAGTAAGGATGTTAGGAGAATAAAGCAAACACTTGATGTGACGATGGCTAAATATGAAAGAGATGTATCGTTGACTGAGCTACAGGCTTTGTTCTTTTCTAACAATGGGACAATGACCTCAGCTAACAGAGCTTCCTACGAGGTGTTGTTTAGCAGACTAGCCAAAGAAGAAGCGATGAACAATGAGATAGCAAAGGAAGTATTATCTAAGTTGTTTCAGCAGATGGTCGGAGAAGAGGTCGCTAATCTTGGATTTGATTATGTCAATGGTACTAAATCAAACTTAGAACCTTTGCGTAAAATACTTGACAGCTATCAAGATGACTTCACACCTAGCTTTCGCTTTGAAGGAGATGATATAAGTTTCAATACGTTAGTGGAACATCTTAATGTAAAATATCAGTGGAAGTTTAACATTCCGTCCTTGCGTAGGAGAGTTGAAGGAGTTAGTGGAGGACACTTTGTCATCATTGGTGCTAGACCTAACACAGGTAAGACATCCTTTCACGCAAGTTTATTAGCAGCAGAGGGTGGCTTTATAGATCAAGGAGCAAAGTGTGTGGTGTTGTGTAACGAGGAAGCTTACAAAAGAGTGGGTCTTAGATACCTGTACTGTAAATCAAAGATGACAAGTGAGGAGGTATTAGAGAATCAGGAGTTAGCTATCAAGAGATATGCACCTATAAAACAGCTGCTGTCTATAAAAGATGCTACAGATAAACGCATGGATTATGTAGAACAGCTTGCAAAAAGTGTTAAACCTGATATAATAGTGCTTGACATGGGAGATAAATTTGCAGTTTCAGGATCTGACAGATCTGATATCTACTTGAAGGAGGCAGCTATACACGCTAGAAACATAGCCAAGAAGTATAACTGTGCTATATTATGGATGTCACAGTTGTCGGCTGAAGCAGAGGGGAAGATAAATGTTAATCAATCTATGCTTGAGGGCAGCAAAACTGGTAAAGCAGCAGAGGCTGATCTGATGTTATTAATTAGTAAGAATCCTGAGATAGAAGGACAGGACAGTAACGATCCACAAAGACATATTAGATTGGCTAAAAACAAATTGACTGGTTGGCATGGCACAGTTCATGTCGAACTAGACGTAGAAAGAGGGATATATTCAGCATGATACTTGTGTTAGATGTGGAAAACACAACAACAAATAGAGATGGCAAGCTACATCTTGATCCTTTCGAGCCTGACAATTCTTTGACAATGGTTGGAGTGTTAAAAGCAGAAGATTGGGATGGTGTGGTGTATACTTATGTGTTCAACCATCAAGAAAAAACAATTACAGACGACACAGCAGAGAAAAGATTGCAAGAAATGCTTGACAAGACTACTCTACTGGTCGGACACAACCTACAATACGATCTACAGTGGCTTTGGGCGACAGGATTTAAGTATGATGGTGACATTTATGACACAATGTTGGGTGATTATATACTGCAGCGTGGTCAAAAGGGGTCTGTTAGCCTTGAAAACTCTGCTATACGACATAAATTACCCTTACAGAAGTCGGACACACTAAAAAGTTACTTTAGTAGAGGCTTTCAGACAGACGAAATACCTCTTGACGAGCTGACAAAGTACCTAGAGCAGGATTTATACGTGACGAGAAGCCTGTATTGGGTGTTGGAGGACTTGTATGAAGAGCCTGAGTCAAAATCTCTGGTAAAAGTACGTGATATCACCAACAAAGTTGCTAAAACACTGGCAAAAATGTACATGAATGGCTTTGCTGTGGATAAAAAAGTGTTGACTGAGGTTAAAAAAGACTTTGAAGACGAGCTATTGGACATAGAAAACAGATTAAATGCTCATGTCAAGAACTTAATGGGTGATACACCAATAAATCTCAACTCTCCTGAGCAAATTAGTCAGGTTATATACTCCAGAATACTACACAACAAGCGAGAGTGGGCAGTTGCTTTTGATTCTGTGGATAACAAAGAGGATTTCAAAGCTGCTGTCAAGAAAAATAGTTCTATGATGGTGAAAACTAAGGCAAGTATATGTAAAACGTGCAATGGTGAGGGTAAAATACGCAAGATAAAGAAGGATGGTACACCATTTGCCAAGCCAAGTCGCTGTGTTGACTGTGATACGAGAGGATACAGACTGACTAAACTAAAAGAGATGGCAGGTTTAGGCTTCTTCCCTCCGTCAAAAGACTGGGTAAGTGCCAACGGATTCTCTACAAGCAAGGGAAACCTTGAGAATCTAATAAACATAGCCAAGTCAAAGGGTATGAAGGATGCAGAATCATTCTTGACAGATCTAAAAAGACAGAGTGCTGTGTCCAGTTATCTATCTGCGTTTGTGGAGGGTATATCTACACATACAAAACAGGATAACTTACTACACGTAAAGCTGCTGCAGCACAGGACAGCCACTGGTAGGTTTAGTGGAGCAGATCCTAATATGCAGAATATGCCTAGAGGTGGTACGTTCCCTGTTAAGAAAGTGTTTGTTTCTCGTTGGAACAATGAGCAGTTTGGCATGAAGGGTAAGATACTAGAAGCAGACTTTGCACAGCTAGAGTTTAGAGTGGCTGCACTATTGTCTCAAGATCCTGTCGCTATGAAGGAAGTGTCCACTGGATTTGATGTTCACTCCTACACGGCAAAAATCATCTCTGAGGCAGGTCAACCTACGTCTAGGCAAGAAGCTAAGGCACACACCTTTGCCCCTCTCTACGGAGCTACAGGGTACGGTAGAACGAAAGCTGAGGCTGAGTATTATACACACTTCATGGACAAGTACAAAGGTATAGCCAAGTGGCACAAAAAGTTAGGTGACGAGGCTATAAATTTAAGAAGAGTGAAGATCCCATCAGGCAGACAGTACGCTTTTCCTGATGTGGAAAGACGAGCTAGTGGTGCTCCAACACACTTTACTATGATAAAGAACTATCCAGTACAAGGATTTGCTACAGGTGATATAGTTCCTATCGTGCTGTTGGAGATAGAAAAGCTGCTAGAGATAGACGGATTAAAGAGTATGTTAGTAAACAGCGTACATGACTCTGTAGTTTTAGACGTACATCCTGCAGAAGTTGACAAGGTGCTGAACATAATACGACAAGTTAACAAGAACCTAAAGCTTATAATAGAAAGTCATTACGATATAGATGTAAATGTACCAATGCTATTAGAATCAAAAATAGGTGATAATTGGCTTGACGTAAGAGATGTTCAATGATATAATGCAGTTTCTTATTTAGGAGAAAATATATATGCAAAATGATTTAGCGATTATTGGAAAATCTACAGCTGATTTAGCAGAGCTTATGGGTATGTCAAACGTACCTGCTCGTAGCACTTCAGCTCTAGCAGAGATTAAACAGGTTCATCAAAATGTAATGGGTACAAAGGAAGTTGATGGTGAGATGATGGAGGTTGCCATTGTCAAAGCAGGAGCTTTCTCAGTAGTGTTTCCTGATGAATCTGTTTATTACAGTGACAAAGTGACTATCCGTCCTTTCATGCAACGGTTTCAGTTTCAACGATATGACAAGTTCTATCAGAAGCCTGATGGTGGAGAGGGCAGAATGTTACGCACTGTTATGGCAACAGCATTGACAGGCGACTTGAAGGACAACTACGGTGGGTTCAACTGTGGTAGACCGTCTGGTTATGTTAAGGATTTTAGTTCGTTGCCACAAGAGACACAAGACCTGATGAGGAATACGGATAGGTTCAAAATCATCTTTGGTCTGTGTACACTTGACAACCCAAAGGATGCCAATGGTAAACCTGTGGATGTAAAGGAGTTCCCTTTCTTAATGAGAATAAAAAACCGTGACAGTTTTAAGGCTATGACTGACTTGTTTTCTCAGATACAAAGAAAGGGTAAGCTGCCTATACAGTTTAATGTACACCTATCGTCTGAAGTAAAGAGTATTCCTAGTGGAGCTACATACGCTGTAATAAAGCCATATCTAGGAGAGTTAGTAGAGATCACCACAGATGATCAGGAGATACTAAACAACTTTGTCGAGTGGATAGAATCTATGAACTCTATCACGTTGAGTAAGTGGGAGGAGCACCGTAGACCTGAAGAGTTGTCTGATCAGGAAAACGATATAGCTTCTAATGTTGTTGAGATAGAGGAGTAGATATGAACCATCCTGCAGAATTGGCGATACATTCTTTTTTACAGAAAGTCATGTTAGGTAAAGCTAGTATGAACAAAGCTACTATCAATCGTGTAGCCAAAGATGTAAAAGATGCACTGGGTCGCCAGTTCTCAGGTCGTGGTAAAAAAGACTTTAAGCTGCGTATGTCTAACATTGGACGTAAGAAGTGTCAGCTTTGGTTTGATAAAAATGAACCTGAGAACAAAATAGCAGAGTCTCCTTTCTTCATAATTAATATGATATTAGGAGATATAGTAGAGGCAGTATTCAAAGGACTACTCAGAGCGTCTGACGTAAAGTTTGGTGACAGTGAGCAAGTTACATTACAGATAGAGGATGATAAGATAGATGGGACGTATGACCTTGTTATAAACGGCAAGGTAGATGACGTTAAATCTTCTTCACCTTGGTCTTACGAAAACAAGTTTAAAGACTTTGAGACACTACAAGGCAAGGACAGCTTTGGTTATGTGTCACAGCTTGTGGGTTATGCAAAGGCAAAAGGTGTTCCTGTTGGTGGATGGTGGGTAGTTAACAAAGCGAATGGCAACTTTAAATACGTTAGTGCTCACGGTGTAGATGTAGACAGTGAGTTAAAGAAGATAAAAGAAACTATTGACTACATAAATAATAATGAACCGTTTGAGAGATGCTATGAGCCTGTAGAAGAAACATACTACGGCAAACCTAGTGGAAACTTAAAGTTAGGTATAGAGTGCAGCCTCTGTTCTTATAGAGAGAAATGTTGGGATGATCTAAAAGTTCTACCATCAATGGTGTCTAGATCTGCAACTCCTCCTCTTATTAACTATGTGTACCTTGCTGATGCCCAAGACACAGTACAGGAGTAAGTTTGAACAGGACGTAGCTAAGGTATTACGTTCTAACAATCAGAGGATTAGATATGAAAAACTATCAATCAAGTACGCAGTGCAGATGTTTCGAGTGTATAAGCCTGACTTTATTCTTAACAATGGTATTATTGTCGAGGCAAAAGGATGGTTTAAGCCAACTGATAGAGTAAAACATTTGTTAGTACAAGAGCAGTATCCTGATTTAGATATTAGGTTTTTATTTCAAAATGCTTACAACAAGATACACAAAAACTCTAATACACGTTATTGTGATTGGTGTGACAAATATGGTTTTAAGTGGACAGACAAGGAGATACCTAAAAAATGGTTGACAGAAAAGAAAAAGAAGATACAACTAGGTGTACTAAACAAATGGAAGTAGACACAGTTAACAGTCCTCCACACTATACAACAGGACGTATAGAGTGTATAGACGCTATGGAAGCTATGATGGAAGGATCTGTTGTTGCTCCTATCGTAGGTAACTGGTGGGGCAATGTGTTTAAATATGTTTGGCGATGGGACAAGAAGGGTATACCTCTAGAGCAACTATATAAAGCTAGATTTTATTTAGATAAGATGATACAATGGCTAGAGAAAGAGGAGAAAAATGAAGTTTAAGATATTAGCAGAGGTAGAGATTGATGATGAGTCCAATCTTTTACCTGTAACTTGTGACGCTGCAAGTATGAAGAGCGAGGGAGAGAAGGTAATATCTGATATAGTAAAAGATCTTCTCTACGATATGGACGATATAGAAATAAACAATATAAAGGTAGCAAAAATATGAATGATTACCAAAAATTTATAGCCATTTCTAGGTATGCTAGATGGCTACCAAATGAAAAAAGAAGAGAGACATGGGAAGAAACTGTTAACAGATACGTGGACTTTATGTCTGTAAAGGTTAAAGGACATCTGCCTATACCACAACTAAAGGATGCCATAACTAAATTAGAAGTTATGCCGTCTATGAGAGCATTGATGACAGCAGGTCTTGCCCTTGAGAGAGACAACACTGCAGGATACAACTGTAGCTATCTGCCTGTTGATGATCCAAAGTCTTTTGACGAGGCTATGTATATACTATTGTGTGGTACAGGTGTTGGTTTCTCTGTGGAACGACAGTACGTAAGCAAACTACCAGATATACCTGAGCAAATGGAAGATGTCGATACTGTTATAAAGGTACAAGATAGCAAAGAGGGATGGGCAAAGTCACTACGTAAGCTGATAGGACATCTATACATGGGAGAAGTTCCAACATGGGATACGTCTGCTATAAGACCTGCAGGTTCTAGACTAAAGATATTTGGTGGTAGAGCCAGTGGACCTGCACCGTTAGTAGATTTATTTAGATTTACTGTAGCTTTATTTAAAGATAATGCAGGACGTAAGCTATCCAGTTATGACTGCCACAATCTAATGTGTAAGGTTGGAGAGGTTGTTGTGTCTGGTGGGGTACGTAGGTCTGCCATGATAAGTTTGTCTAACCTATCTGATGGACGTATGCGACACGCTAAGTCTGGACAATGGTGGGAAACAGCACCACAGATGGCACTCGCTAATAACTCAGTGTGTTACACAGACAAGCCTGACGGAGAAACATTCCTGAGAGAATGGACATCTCTTGTAGAGTCTAAATCAGGAGAGCGTGGTATATTTAATAGAATATCTGCAAAAGAACAGGCAAAGAAGTTTGGCAGAAGAAATGCTGACTATGAGTTTGGTACTAATCCTTGCAGCGAAATAATACTTAGACCTTATCAGTTCTGTAATTTAACAGAAGTTGTGATACGAGATACAGATAAATTTGATGATTTAAAAAGAAAGGTAATGCTTGCGACTATACTTGGTACAGCACAGTCTACCTTGACTAAGTTCCCTTATCTACGTAAGGTATGGAAAGATAACACAGAGGAGGAGAGACTACTAGGTGTTAGCCTTACTGGTATAATGGATAACGAATTAACCAGTGGAAAGAAACATGGACTTGATAAGACGCTTGAAGCACTACGGCAGATTGCTGTTGAAACGAACAAGGAGTGGGCAGCAATCTTTAGAATCCCAGAGAGCACAGCCATCACCTGTGTCAAACCAAGTGGGACAGTATCACAGCTTGTTGACTCAAGCAGTGGTATCCACCCTCGTCATAGTAGTTATTATATCCGTACCGTTAGGGGTGATAATAAAGATCCTCTTACTAACTTCATGAAGGATAGTGGCATACCAAGTGAACCTGATGTGATGAAGCCTGATACCAACACGGTGTTTAGCTTTCCTATGAAGTCACCTAGAAAGTCGGTCATGAGGGACGATATGACAGCCATAGAGCAGCTACAAACGTGGCTCACATATCAGCGACACTGGTGTGAACACAAGCCGTCTGTGACTATTTCTGTGCGAGATGATGAGTGGATGGAGGTTGGTGCATTTGTGTACAAACACTTTGACGAAATGTCAGGTGTGTCTTTTTTACCACACTCAGATCATACTTATCAACAAGCACCCTATCAAGAGTGTACAGAAGCCGTATACAATGATTTTAGCAGTAAGTTCGGACATATAGATTGGGATAAATTCCAGAGTTATGAGAAGGAGGATAACACACAATCCTCTCAAACATTTGCGTGTTCTGGCGACTCATGTGAAATAGTGGATATTACATGAAGCCATACGAACAAGGATACAGCACCTTTGTAAGAGGTAAGCTCTCTGAGGGAACAAAGATGCTGAGAGGTAACCCATTCCACCTCGGAAGTGTAGCTTCTAAAGAATGGGATCGTGGCTTTAACGCTGCGTATTATCGCAACTTGGGGAGGCGACATGACTTCAGCGAGGAGAGAAGCAGAAAAAGCTTTCAAAAAAACGGAGGTAAAAATGGGAAGTGATATTAGTCTTGAAGATATGGCAAAAGAAATTGACGAGTTGGATACACAACTCAGAGATATGAAAAAAGCTTATCGTGAAAAGAGAATGGCAGGATTAAAATCTGCTATGGAGGCACGAAAGTCTGCTGATGAAGCAGTGCGTGACGAGCTTAGAGCGTTAGGTGTTTCAGGCTATTCGTCTTCATGGTCTAGTTTAGACCCACATAAATTATATACCAGATGGTATTAACTAAAAGGGGGAGCTTAGACTCCCCTTTCTTTTATAAAGGTGAAGGATTTACAAGATCATCATCAGTATAAGGTTGATATTCATCAAACGCTTTCCTAGAACCGTCCTCATCACCTAGAAAATCTATTATGTCGTCTAGCTCAGGCTCTGACATATCTCTAAGTTTCTTATCTATACCCAAAACATCTCTGGCATAATCTATATCCGTTTGTGTCTTACCTCTATCTAGTTTTAATCGTTTATAGTTAATAGCAGATTTTGATGAAGGCACTTCTGTAACCTGATCCCTAATCTCTGCTCTGACACTCTGCATCATATTTTTTATCATTCTCTGTCTTCTTCGCAGTGAGCCTTTTGTAAAGTTTTCATTCATCATCAAAAGCTCTGCTGCTTGCTCTATTTGTGGAGCTATCATACTATTAACAAAGTTATCGTGCTCTGGTATACCTGTATACATACTTGTTTTCCAATCAGGTTTGTTTATCATAGCAAAAGCCATTTCTGCAAAAGTTCTAGGCTGTTTAAACTTACCACCCATCAACGTCATGATAGGATTAGGATCGTACAAGTCTCCCTCTCTTGAAGCTTTTCTAGCAGCTAATCCTCCTAGAATAAAGTCTTTATCTCCTCCAAGACTCTCTGGTAAAATATACCTATTGACCCCCTCTATTATGTTATCTACATATTTTAAACCATTCAACGAAAGATTAGATAAACCACTGTTAGCTATACGTTTATCATATATAGTATCAGTGCCAAGAGCGTAACCTACTAATCTATTAACAGGATCAAGAGGTCTAGTGTAACCTGCTCCAATATTACCTAAGTGTGCAGCAGAGCCATTAAATATGTATTGAAAAGCAGTTAAAGCTCCGTTATCTCCTTGATCAAAAGCTCTTTCTACCTCACTGATTATTCTTGTTAGGTCATTACCAAAAGATAAGTCTGTAGCTGTTTGTCCTATAGCCATTTGCTTTAGTAAATCATTTCTAAGATCTGACCTATCAGCTCCTTTTTGTGGAGGAATATATTCCGTTCCTGTTATAGGATTACTTAAACCTGTTACATTTATATATCTAGCCATTGCCATCAAGAGGGATACAGGAAATACATTGGTTATATCTACTATATCACCACCACCCAACTCTATCTCATTCCAAGCTAAACCTTTTTTCTCATTTTCTCTTTGAAAATTTATAGCAAGTCCTAGTGCAGTTATACTAGTTGTTGCTCTTGCCATAGTCTCAAACAATTCTCTTTGTGACTCTGCAGCTTTTTCACCTGTAAGTTTACCAACAGAAGCTCGTCTTCCTCCTCTTTCTATAGCAGCCATGACAGGTATAATAGAAGTTGGACCCCAATTATAAGAATAGGCTACAACACTATTCATAAATCTCCCAAAAGGTAGTATGAATCCCATTCCTGGTAGATTAGAAATAGTCTCTACTCCTTTTGCAAAGTATCTACCCACAGAAGTTGGAAAATCTAGAAAGGCTGTATCCTCTGGTGCTCTTTTCTTTAATGCTTTTGTGTAGTCAGCAGAAAAAACTGATTTCATTGTTTCTTCTAAAGCAGAGCCTATGGTTTCGTCATCTAGGTCAGATAGATCTCCACTCTTAATTACATCCATAAAAGTTTTTTGTTTTCTTATTCTAAGTTCTTTGTCTATAGAACTCATAAACATCTGACTTTTTGTTACAGTATCTTGTAGTCTAACACCAGATACGTTAGCTGCTGCTTCAGCTACAGACTCAAAACCTCTTAGCAATGGTCCTGCCTCTTCTACTTTAAATCTCTCAAATGTTCTTTCCACACCACCAGAAAAAGTATCAAACAACTGTCTCCTTAGTTTTGGGTCAAACTTTAAAAATTCCATATAAGAATCGTAAGTTGTGTAGGGATCAACCAAGTTTTTTAATTTCTGTCCTTGTAAAGAAAAAGTTAATTTAGCTATTTCTAAATCTCTTCTTCCTGCCTCTGTTAGATTAGCCCCCTTTAACAATCCTGCTACACCATACATGCCTGTAGCAAATAACTCTGCCAAAGCTTGTCCAGTTGCGTATTGACCAAAACCATATATGTTAACGGCAGTTGTTTGAGGAGCAGACACGATCATTCTTTTCCAAAGATTTTGTCCATATAGTATTTTTTGTGTTAAATCAAAAGGATCTAATTCATCTGCTTTTGTTATGGTCTGTTCTATTACTTCATCGAACTCCCTTGGGAAAGCTTGTCTATCTGCTATCTGCTCTTTTATAGCACCCTGTATTAGTGCTGCATCACTCTTTAATTTTTTACCTTGCACAGATACAAGAGTTTCAGCAGCATTTTGTATGCTTCTAGAAACGGTTGATGATATGTTTAAAGCTAGGTTATCTGTTATGTCTCCTAGATGCAGACCAGTCCTATTAAATATTGTTTCTCTTATCTTCTTTGCGTTTGCGTCAGGTAGATGTTTTAGTAGAAGAGCTATTTTACTTCCGTTAGTGTAGTTAAAGGGTAACTTTATTCCTGCTTCGTCAGCAGCATCTAATATAAAAGTGCCGTCTGTTCTGTTGCCTATTATATTACTAACTAAGTTTCCCTTAAAATAAAAATCTACAGGGGCTTTTGATTGAGTCCCCCTTATTATAACATCACCTGTTACATCATCCAAATCTATAGTTGGGTTGTCTCCCACATTTTTTACACCTACTAAATCACTTCCTAACTCTCTAAATTTAATCTCTCCTCTGGCTGCCATAGCCCTAAAGTATTCTCCACCTTCTTTTTTCCTAAACATTTTATCAATGTTATCTTCTAACTTTTTAGCAAAAGGTTTCATCTTTTCTGCGTCAATTTTTACCTGCTGTCTTCTGGCATCTTTTAACTGTCTTGTTAACGTGTCTCTATCTGATCTTGCCTTTGTTCTAGGTAATGAAGATAAGCCTAGTGTTGTACCCAACATGGATGCTCCTGCAGCTAGTCCAGTTTGTAAGGGGTCATACGCTTCTCTAGATCCTGCCTCTATTTGTAGATCTTGTAAAACCATATCTTGACCAACAGCAACACCTGCATCAACACCTCCTGCAGTCATAGCATTTGTTAGTCTTCTATTTCTTACTTGTCTCTTCAACTCCCTTTGAAATGCTTTTTCAGCCAACTCTTTTGTTCCTTCAGCCACTGGCATTTTTGTAGCAATATCGAAAGTAAGTTTTTTAGCACCTTCAGTTCCAGTATACTGTCTAGCTAAACCAGACTTGTACGCATTGAGAGCTTGCTTTCTTGCACTAGCAGCAAGACCTTTACCTGCTAATAAAGATGCTAACTTACCTGCACCCAATCCTACATAAGTAGAGGGGGAACTGGCTATGGCAAAGATGTAATCTTTTACACCACCTACAGCTCCTGCTAGTCCATCATTAACAAAAACATTTCCAACCTTATCATATATCTCAAAGGCTTTACCTGCTCGTGCTAACTGTTGTGGGTCAGCTTTGTTAATGTACATTGCCTCAGCTAGTGTGAAAGCCTCATTAGTGTTAAAAAACCTCATGTGATTCATAAAAGCGTCAACAATTTCTTCAGGATTTTTCTTAGAGAAATGTTTACCTTTACGGTCAATCATATAGTCCTTTATATCATTAATATAATCAGGACTTTCTAAGTCATCTAGTTTCAACGCAGGTTTAGTATTTGCTGCTGTTCTTTCTGTTTCTTCTTTTTCTGGACCGTACTTTAATACAGCAGAATCATATATTGATCTGTAATTTTCCATGTATTAATTTTCTATTTTTTTAAGTAAAAATTGTTCTAAGAAAGGTAGCTGTGGTTTAACCTGTTTATAAACTTTATCTGTGTTTATTCCTTTTTGCCTTTTAAATTCAGCTACAGCTTTATCTATGGCATATCTTTGTCCTAGTGAATAAGGGTCAAGAAATTGTCCCATTTGTGGCAGACCTTTGCTTTGTGCATATTTTGCATACACACCATCTTTATCTTCTACTTTTGCACCAGAAGTTATACCTTGTCTAAGATCAACGACTAATTTCCTTAACGCTTCATTTGCAGAACCTTCTTTTAATTGATCCTCTTGAGATATACCAAACATGTCCTCAATAATTTGAGGCTGTAATGCATGATACTGAGAGATAAGAGTTTTATAGTCTTCTTCAAATCTTTCAATGTCAGATTGTGTATATATAGGTGGTGCTGCTGATAAGTCCATAGCTGCACGAGTGCCAAACTGTCCTTTAAATGGGTCACCAAAAGATTCTCTTGCAGCGATCTCATTTATTTCAGCAATACTCTTATTGCCAAGATACATTTGTGACTCTAGTTCTCGCATAATCCTAGCGTTAGCATTGATGTTCATAGCACCGTAAAACAAATTTCCAAGGAATGATTCAGTGCTTTCTGATGGAAAGTTTTCTTCATGATCTGTAAATATATTAACAGTTCTTTCCCAAAACTCTTTCATGGGCATGTCAGGTGGTTTAAAATCTGCAGGGACATTTAGTATATCTTTTATCATGGATTTTGTTATGTCAAAGTTAGGTATCTTATTTGCTTTTTCTACAAGACCACTGACTTCAGTATATATTGTTTGTAAAGATTCAACAGGATTTTTGTCCTTAATGTAATACATCAAGTCTTCCTTCTCTGCACCTAAAGTTATTAACTTTTGTGTCAAATCTTTTAGTGTGTTTATCTTTGCTTTACGTGCATCAAAGTCTTTCTTACTGGCAATAGCTCTTACTCGCTGCACCTTTGCTTCTTCTTTAGCTTCCTTGCCACGCTCTCCTATGCCCTCAGTGAGCTGATTAAGAAAGGCTGTTAGAAAAGCCTCTCTTTTTCTTTTTGCTCTATTTACTCTGCTGTCTAATTGATCTGTTAAAGCCATACTTATACTCTCCTCGACATTAATCCTTTACCAGAAGGCTTCTCTTCTTCTTCTATTTCTTCTTTTTGAGGTTTGTCAGGGACGTTTTCAGCCCCTTTGTCCCTAGTTACCATCGACTCTTCTGAACTTTCGTCCTCTGAGAGCCTTGCACGAGAGGCTATTTCTAGCTGTCGTTGCACTGTTGCCTCTGCTTCCTCTGTATCCTTCTTAGCTTGTCTCTCTTCTGGTGATACAGAAACCTCCTTGACATTTATACCAAATGATCTAGCTTTTGCTAGTATCAACTCATGAAGTATGGGAGCTATCAGAAGTCCAACATCAATACTGTGCTTACCATCCATGACACCGTTCATGTATATGCTCTTAACCAAAGCTGTTAGAGGAAATCCATTATCAAGAGCAGTTAGTATATCCTCCATAACAGGCTTGCTAGTTACTCTGGGTAAATAAAAATCTAATGCCTCTTCTGCTGTGTTTATCTCTGGAGGTCTTTCCCACGCATAACCTCTTGGCTCATCTGTTAATGACTGTCCTGGAATAGGAGCAGAGAGCTTTGGGGTGTCTAATGTTCTCTGATCTAACCTCATGGCATAGCACCTTTAACACCTTTCTTTCTTAATATTCTTTCTTTTAATTTTTCTCCATAATCTGTTCCAAATGTTTCTTGTAATATATCGTACATTGGATCATCTTTAAGTTCCTCTATATAAGCCTCTATAGAGTTTAATATCATTTCATTTCTTGGTTTAGCGTCTTGTATTGCTTTTGATTCGTGTAAC